AGAAGAGGATGTCTGGCAATTACTTGAACTTGCATGGCAGGCGCTTGCTGTCGGCAGCCGAGCTGGCGCTCACAAGCGATGCACCAACCCATCCAAGCCCAGATGCCTGCCGGTACTGCAAGGCCAAGACCATTTGCCCCAGTATGCGTGAGAAGGTTCAAGAGGTCGCTAGGAACGATTTCAAGCCTGACACAAGCATTACCCCTGCCATGCTAGATGACGCTGTCCTAGTGGCCGCATGGGCCGATGCAGTGCAGACTGCTGCCAAGGCTCAGATCACTGAAGGCAAAGCCATTGATGGCTGGACCATGCGCGCAGGCCGTAAGACAAAGTTTTGGAAAGACGAGGCGCTGGTCATGGAAGCATTCAAAGACAACATGAGCGCATGGGAACTCAAAAGCCCCAGTGCTGTCTTAAAACTCGGGGTCGAGGTCAGCGAAGACCTAGTCGGTGAGAAACAGGCTGCGGCCAGCTTGGTAAGGAGCAAAGAATGACCAAAGACGAAGCATTACGCCTTGCATTGGAGGCGTTGAAATGGAGTAAGCCACACGCAGATGCAGAACTTACATATCAAGAAGCCATCACCGCCATTAAAGCCGCACTAGAAGCGAAGGATGAGCCTGTGGCTGGACAACCTTTACCTTGCCCTTTTTGCGGTCATGTTGGTTTAAATTTTGCAGATGGGGAAACCTACCGATGGGGAGTTGCAAGTTGTGGGGGGTGCGGTGCAAGTTGCGGAGATATTCGCCGTGAGTATCCCGATCTAGGTGAGTGGCATACCGAAGCAATTGCCGAATGGAATAGACGATCGCCAGCACCACAGCGCACATGGGTGGCTCTGACAGATGAGCAAATTTCTGACTGCATGGAAATGAGCATACAAAAAACTTGTCGTGCCATTGAAGCCAAACTCAAGGAAAAGAATGGCAACGCATAGAATCCAAACCTCATGCCAAAAGAAAAGCCTAGTAGCGCGTAAACGCTACCAGGCTAAAGGTCAACTCTCATGGCAACTAACAAATGAAACCCCAAACTAAAGGAATTTCAGTGCCAATTCTAACTGAAACACCCCTGCCAGACACTTTCAGCCAGTCCCAGACATTGGCCTGCAAAATAGGCGCTGTGGCCCCCGATGCCGTCTTCTGTACCTTTGCCCTGCAAGGCTCTAAAAAAATCCCCTACAAGCGATCTGGCCAAGGCGTGGCACGGGATACAGACCCAAGCGATCTCTACAACGCTGAAGATGTCTGGACCATGGAAGAGGCCCCACATGGCCAGTATCTTGGCTTAGTGCAGCAGCGCCCCATCATTTCCGCATCAGGGAACTATTTGGTTTGCCTTGATGTGGACATGAAGCACGCCTCTGGCCCAACCAATGTGGCCATCCAGCGCATGGCCAAGTATGTGAAACAGAACAAGATGCTGACCGAGGTTTCTGTCTCAGGCCGTGGTCGTCATGTCTTCTTATGGGTCCAACCACCCAAAGAATCTGACCTAGTTTTACCGAAGTACAAGCTGGGTGGCGGCCAAGAACTTGAGGTATTTGGCCTCCCAAACAGTGCAGGCAAGTCAGTGCTACTTAGTGGCAATGCGGTGGTCGGTGAATTCCAAGAGGCAGTCAATTTGCATGAATTGTTAATGGACTGGGGCATCATTGAGCAGCACCAGCTGCAAGAGCCAAAGCCTGCACAGCCCACACAATCATTTGACTTCACCCAATTAGGCTCAAGGCTTGAAGACAGCGACCTTGATCGCGCAGTCAAGGCTTTGCACCATATTTCCCCAGACTGTGACTACGACCAGTGGATCGAGCTAGGCCAAGCGCTGCACACAGAATTTGGCGAGGCGGGATTAGGCCCATGGATGACATGGTCCATGGCAGGCAACAAGTATGCAGGGACCAAGGACATAGAGACCCACTGGAAGAGCTTTCAGCAGGGCAAAGGTGTGGGGCTTGGCACACTGTTCAAGCACGCCAAGGACTGTGGCTATGAGCCTCAAACGAAGCAGTCCGAAAGGAAAAGCGCGGTGGAAGACTTTGCTGCGGTGATCAATGCGCCAGCTACAGAAGACGCACCAGACCCATCATGGCCAGAGCTGACGCTAGACCTGACCCACTTAAACCCCATCGATTACCTGATCGAAGGCTTTATGGCCCATTCGTTTTTCATCTTGGCCGGTCAGCCTGGAGTCGGAAAGACCACTGCAGTGCTGTCAATGTGCATGGTCATGGCAGGGTTTGCAGTGGATGGCTGCGAGATTCACGCTAAAAAGAAACGCAAGTCAATTATCGTGACCGAAGACTCGGACCAGATAATCCGAACTCTTTTTGCATATTCAAAGCATTACAAGATAAATAATCTAAACGACTGGTTTGTGGTTATTGATGCCAGAAGGTCCAATGTCAAAGATTTATTAAGGCTTGCCCATAATATTGAGCGCCACACTGTTAACGGGATTAAGCCATTATTGGTTTTAGACACGGCTAATGCGACCATGGATATTGACAATGAGAATGACAACTCAGAAGTTGGAGCCTACATTGCCGCCATCAAGCAGACCATTTTCATTCAGCAAAAAGCCCCAGTCTGCATCCTGACCCATACAAACAAAACAATCAGTCGCCAAGACTCCGATGCCATGGCCCGTGGTGCAAGTGCATTCACAGGCGATGCAACCCTGACTGGAGTGCTTTTCATGGATGAGGATAACCAGCGCTACCTAAAACTCACAAAGACCCGCTATGAGCCGCAATTCAGAGAGATTAAGTTTGACTCCATCACATTCCCAGAAGTTGTTTTAACCCCAGCTGGTGATATGCAAGAGATTATTTGTCGGGTGGCCATTCCAGCCATGTCGTCAGAACAAGACCGAATGGCCGCCAAACAGTCCCAGCAAGACAACGCCAAAGAGCAGCGCATCCAAGACAAGTGCGATGAGGTCTGCAACCATGTCCAAGCCATCATTAATGACAAAGGCAGCGTCATTATGCGCAGAGGACCAGGCAGGCCAGTTGTGCCAAAAGAACTCCAAAACGCCTACCAACTCGATTGGACTGAAATCTTCTCAACTGTCAAAGGCAGTGACGCAGGCTATATCCGCAAGCACATTGGCACGGCCATTTTCACCAGATTCGCGCCAAATGAGCCATCAATAGGCTGGGTCAGACTCGCATGATCAGTCTAATGCGGAAAGGCGGAACTAATACGGAAGTAATGCGGAATTCCGTATTAGACAATGGCAGGGATTGTTGGATAAGTGGGGTCGTTAGACCCACTTATCCACAGACCAGTCTCGGCTTGGAAGGTACTTCAATTTCTAATGCGGAAAGGCGGAAAATTCCTTAAGGGGTTTCCGTATTAGAAACGAGCATTAGATGGTCCAACAGAAAGGAAAGTTATGCACAGGTTATCCACAATTGATGAAATGGTCGAAGATGAGCGCGTTTTCTGCCAAAACTGCGCTAATGCGGAAATGGTCGAACAACGCCAGTCCATGCCAGCAGAACAGATGGAAAGGCACAGGAAGGTCAACGCAAAACCATTGCAGTGGATGTTTGACCAGGCAAAGGTCAAAGGTGGATGGGCAACAGTCACATGGTCCGAACATCAGTGCAGCCGAACTGGACTGGCTGCATTCCCAACCGATGTTAAGCACCGGTGTCATATGTTCCAGACCAAGCCCTCGGCTGTAGAATCCGAATGGTGGTTGACTTAAAACGCAAAAGAAAAAACACTGAACACATTGACCAGGTCAAAGTGGTGCAACACGTTCGAGCGTTTTATCCAGACTGCATCATTGCAGCAATACCCAATGGAGGCGATAGAAGCCCGTCAGAGCGCGTCAGATTGCACAGTGAAGGGGTATTGGCAGGGATGCCTGATCTGTGCGTCTTGGAGCCTAAAAATGGCTTTCACGGGCTTTTCATCGAGATGAAGACCAAGGCCGGAGTGGTATCAGGCAAACAAAGCTCTGTAGGTTTGCAGTTAAACGCAAAAGGATATCTGTGCCTGGTCTCAAGATCAGCGCCAGATGCAATCAAAATCATTGAGGATTACTTGAATGGCACGAAACACATTGGCTGAAATAGCCGACCAAGGCGCTGCAAACATTGCGGCAGCACAAAACAGAAAAGCTGAGATCAGCGTGGCCAACAAGGCCATCCACAAGTTTGGTGGTGAAGATGCCATCCTTGAATTCATTGCCAGTGGCGGCACGATCTCCGCACTGTGCAAGGTATTGGGGGTGGGGAATACTACGTTTGACAGATGGGTTGACAGAGGGGGCGAGACGCGCAGGACCGCCTACGCACGCGCACGCACGCGAGCAGCACAAAGTTTAGCAGAACAAACCATCGACATTGCAGACGCGGCCACCATCCAAGAGGTGCAGCTGGCCAAGCTACGCTGTGACAGGCGCGC